CCTTAATGCGTCTTCGGGGTTATAAGCATTACCAGTTCCTAAATCAACCTCATTCAATCCGTCTGCATCAATAAACACACCATCTGGCACTACTCTCGCTACAACTTGTTGTATTTTTAAATGAGTCATTTGAATTAAATCGGCAAAAGGAATCATTCTTTTTACAAGACTTTCAAAAACTCCTTTATACATTCTAGGAGCACACGCTACATAATTAGGCATCGCAAACTGATTAGCAGATTTTGGTCTAACCATATTTTCCGACAACTCCCATTTTAACATTATATTCGTTCCCATAACCATAACACCATCATACCACACATCTATCTTTTTTTCTACTCTTTCAAAGTTTCCTTCCTGCATCATTTCTTCAGGTGGATTAAACTGATCGTCTTTTTCTACTGTCTTATAACTTCCGTCAGCTAATTTTTTTCTCTTATAAACAAAAGAGTGAGTAGTTTTATAATTAAAATATAATATAGTAGCCGTGTCTCTATAAAACATACTGTTTTCAAAAAACTGTTGGTTGTTATAATAATTATACCAAGACTGACTATACTTTGCTATTGTGTCTAAATCTTCATTGGTTAATGTGGGGTCAATTTTAATTAACTCAGTCATTGGCACTGTTTTAATTTCACCCCAATAAAAACAATCTTTAAAATATGGGTCTTCGGTATAACTATATACCACGTTTGCTGGATCAACATAATCCAGTTTCACTCCTTGCCCAGCTAAAAATTGATGTTTAGTTATTCCAATTCCTAGAGTAGCTATATCATAATCAACTCTACTTCTAATATCATTATAATGATTTTCATCAAACAAAGTATTAATAGCTTCTTCTTCTGCTATCTCTATAGCTGGCTTATACTTCATTTGCATATACAATTCCATTTCTTCATCAGACTCTGGCAATTCATCTGGGTTTGTAGAAAATAAATTAATACCCATATCACTTTCAATCTGATCAAATAATGGTCTTGCTACAACATCTCCTTCAATCATTTGTTGAAACTCATTTCTTTTTTCTGCTGACATAGCATCCTGCGCATACGCATTTACTTTGAATAATCTGTCAGCCATACCATTGACAACTATATCTACAAATTTTGGAATAATTGGAACTGGTGTCCAATCAAGATTCAAATATGATAAATCGCCGTCTATAGCTAATTCGTTTTTATATTTTTTAATTGATTGTTCCCCTCTTGCATATAACCGTAGTCTCATAAACTCACCCCACTGATTGTAAAATCTACAACTGCCATTATCTCTACGAAACCATTCGTATTGTATGGCTTGGCCTATTTGTAAGCCATATTCAACTGTATCTTTTACTGAGTCGGATGCAAACTGATCGGGGAAAGCAGCTGCTTGAATGTTTATTTCTACTTCTTTCATCTATTAAGTAATTGACTTAACGAGTTAGTGTTATTATATCTTGCAAAGTTAATGCTTATTTTTGATTGTTTTTGAATTGGAGTGTACAAGTGTTTTTGATTTGCCATAATCGCTAGTCCTGAACTAATCGAAGCATCAAATCGTGTTCGATTAGAAATATCAAATTTTGCCCAGTCTTCTAGCGTTTTTTGAAAATACATTGTACCTATCTGATCTCTATCTCTATAATTACCTTCCAAATCAAAACCTATATGTTTTTCTATATAGGATTCTATCGCAGAAGCATGAGATTGTTTCACGTCTTCTGATGTATTAGGTATACCACCTAACTCTCTTTCTGTCTTTGATAGTTTGTTATATGTTTTGTCTGGTCTGTTCAAACAAAAACCTCTGTATCCTCTGTTCTTAAAATGATACAACAACCTTGGTTTGTTGTTCTCGCACAAAATTGGCATACCATAAAAAACACACGCCATCAAAACTTCTTCAAAAAATATTTCAGCAGTTTGTGGTCTAGCTATATATTCTAAAAAAAACTCATTGCTTGGTGCATCATCCATATTGAATTTAGTCAAGCCATGCAAAGCTCCATTAGAACCTTTACCAACAACTACTCCAGAAATATCATACGAGTCACAACCAAATGACCCTATATGTTCATTCCCTGGATATTTTTTACCACCTTTAATAATAACATTATTTTGAAGGGTAGCTTTGGGGATGTAAGATACAAAAAATCTTCCTCTTTTATTTGGGCTCCATATTACCTTAGAATCTTTTATTCCATCTTTCCAATAAAAACCTCCTTGCGTAACATGATGAGCTATATTTATAGAATCGTTATAATCAATCTGTTGATATATTTTTGTAAGGTTAAATATTGATTGTTTGCTTTCATCTCTAAAAGCGTGTGACTCACTTCTTGGAAATTGTCTGTAAAATTCATTTAGCGCATCTGGATCAGACGCTAATGACTCTACTTCATTTTCCCAATAGTCAATAGCTCCTTGATATATATATTCGTCATCAATACCTACTATGGGTTCAGTAGGAGTTTTAAAAACAGGCATACCGTATTTATCTATAAAGCCTTCCATATTCCATTCCATAGGTATAAACAAATTATATAATCCGCTTTTCGTCTGGCCGTTTGAGTTTCTGTTTTTACACCAAGATGACTCGTATAAATCTTTGAAGTTTTTACCACCCTTGTCTAAAGCGTTTGACGTAGAGCCCATCAAGCATTTACCAATAACTTTACTACCTAGTCTCAAACAAGTTTTTGTAACACGCCAGTTGTTCAAAATATTCTCCGGTCTTTCCCACTTACCACTTTCATCGTGGATTAGTAGTTGTAATTTTTCACCATCATAACTGTTGTCAGATGTGTTTTTCCAGTCAATAGTAGTGTCTAATCCTTCAAGTTCATTTTCTGCTACTTCATACATATTCTTTTTTGTAATCTTAGATGCAGGAACTCTATAAGCTAATTCTGTCTTCGGCTTATCCATACCATCTTGAATTGGTTTGAAAAAGAAAGGGTAGTTGTTTGATATAGGAACTATTTTATCTGTAAACATTTTTTTTGCATCAGCTCCTGTTTTGGATAAAATTCCAATCCTTGCATCTTTAGTAATCGTAGCTGTATTTACGCCTTCACAAGAACTCATAAATGAAAACCCAGATCGTCTTATTTTTAAATAACACATTCCAAAAGAACGTTTGTCTGCACGACACGCTTCCCAGTATATATAAAATATTCTATTAGCTTCTCTAAAGTCTGGATGACCTACGTCAATTTTAGTCCACTGTAAATACATATAATGTGTACCTGTAATATATGTGGGTTTGCCGTTGTTCATAAACCAGAAACCTTCATCTCTTCTATCAAACTCTTCTTCTATAAAATCAATCCATTTATTTTTAAACTGAGCAGGAGTTTCATGCCAATGGAAAATAGACTGTATGCGTTTTAATTCTTTTGGCAAATCATTCGCCTCCCAATATTGATCTGATTTACTTTTACTTCTTTGATAAACTTTAGATGGAGCTTTCGGTAGAGCTATTCGCAAACCGTTAATATTTATAACATCACCAATTTGTCCAGACTTAGATATAACTACTATATCATACTTATCGTTGTACCCGTACACCCACGTGCGCGCTTTGTTTTTTGTTGACAAAACATTTTTAGGAACCACATCATGTAGTGTAATATAAAGATTATTTTGACCTTGATTCTGCAAATCCTTTTGGTGTGTTATTAGTTTTTACTTCGTTACCTTGTAACAAGTCTTTCTCGTCTTCTATTCTTTTTAATATTTCAAACGCGTCAAATATCGCAAGTTTTTTTGTAGCTGCTGCATTTTTTAATCTATCAGCTGCCAGTTCATCTTCAGCATCATATTTGATTATATCTTCTTTAGCCACTTTTATAAGCTGCATAACAGCTCTTTCACCAGCTTTTATTATTTGTTCTTTTATTTCTTTATTAGTCATTCAATATCATTGTTATATTGTTTGTAAACATTCTATAAAGTTTTTCGCCTTCAACAATAAACTCATATTCACTGTCTGGAGTAAAAGATATTTCGTCTCCCACTTTCACACCAAGTGTTTCAAGTTCATTGTTTATATACTTCATAGTACCTATTAAAGGCTCTTCATCGCCAGTTTTACTAAGATAAGATTTTTTTACTGGAACTGGTTTTACAAAACAATACTTTGAGTGCGCTCTCCACTGGTCTCCATTATAATATAAAAAGAATTGGTCAGGGTCTATAAAAAACAAATCATCTCTAAAATAACTTTTACCGCTTTTTTCTATACCCTTCATGTCATAATAAAACTTAAATACATTATGATGTACAAGTAATATATCACCTATTTTAATTTCACCTTTATAATTAATAGGCAGAGAAACCACTTGCGCAAAACGATTTGAAGTTTTATGGTCTTCTTTAGAAACACTAATAACAAAATCTATATCGCCAATCTTTCGTTCATTGTCATACCTCTTTCCGTTTACAGGTCGTACAATAAATGAGAATGGAGATTGCATTAGAAATTAATATTATATTCAAGAGATATTGGAAGGGTCGTTTTAAACTCTTTCCACAATAATAGTTCTTTGTTTTTTTCTATTTAGATTTTATAAGACTGTTGAGATTCGTCTTGTTGAATTAAATGTATAACATACGAACCACCCAAGACTTCTTGGCCTACGATATAGTGCATCGCTCCCGACTTGTAGTCGGCTCCTATGGATATTTTTCTAATGTCCATTTTTTTAGAATGAAGTGTTGGCTGTAAGTATTCTGTATAAGATATTAACCCTAAGTACTCCGTTTCCTTGTGTCGGATTACCTATGTTTGTAAGAAGCAAAGGAGCATTTTGCGCTAACACCCCGCTAGTTATATCTTGTTTTAATATTATGTCTGTAGCGCTGTTTATTGTAGATGATGCAATAGTAGTAACGGTAACGCCATTTAATGATACTACGGAGTTATTTATAAAATTGTAAGCAACATTTCCAACATCCATAAAAACATCGAAGGAAATAATATCAATAACCTTACCAGTGCCAGGAGCGGCTAATAATGTAACATCAGTCGTTCCTAGCGTTAACAAATCTATATCCTGAACTTGAACTTTAGCTACTATGGTATCAATACCAAATAGTGTTTTTACATCAGAAAGCTTTGTGGTTTTGGTTAATAAACTATCGTTCTCATCACTCAGTACAAAGTAGTCGTTTAGTGTTGGTGAAACATTTGGATACGCTACTGTGTTACTGATTTTTGCCATAATTTATTTTACTTCTTCAGGTACAACTTCTTCTACCT